ACAGTAGGCTTGTTGCTATTGGAGTTCCAGTCTTTGGAAATCCAGCCCGCCGCGCTTTTAGCAGAGGCACCAAAGCCCCCGCCGCTCCGCCCCTGCTGGTAGGCCGTGGTGAGTGACTGGACATTCTTACTCAGGGTATCTAGGGCGTGCTGAAGAGACGCCGTACCAAGGAGCGTGCCGGTCCCCCCGATGGTGCTCTCTTCTTTAGCCACTGCTTATCACCTCAGATGCTCGTGCGGATTGCCATTTGAACCAGGAGAACCAATGCCTACGTTCTCTTACTGTCAACCGGCGTATCTCACTGAGGCTCCAAGCCGGGTTTGCTGCGACTATTTGTTCGAATTCGAAGTATGTATCGTGAAGATTACAGACCGAGAAACAACTCCCCGATCGACAAAGCGAAGTGGACCTCCTGCCCGCACGCATCGTGCGTGTAGGTGACATCTTCAAAGTCCGGCCCGGGCTGACGATCCGTGATCTCACTAAGTAACTTCGCCCGATCCGGAATGGACAGTGCCTTTACCGGGCCACTCTGGCTTGCCACGATCTCAGACTCTCCCTTGGCGTCGGTGATGCTGATGACACAACGGGAAAGCAGGAGCGTGTTCTGCTCGGCCGAGTTCAGTTCTAGTGAAGACGTGAGGGCATCACGGTCGCTTCCTACGGGAAGCCGAACTACGGCTGACTTGCCCTTGCGAAGAGCGACTACGAAGGTGCGTTCGCTGGACGACTTGAGGGTTTTAACCTGGATGTCATCCAGCGTCAGTGTGAGGTTGTACTGCTCTCCACAGTTGGGGCAGGTGAGGTCATTGAACTCGATCTCATCACCATAGGTAGCACGACGAATTTCTCGGAGAAGATAGTCCGCATCACCGATCAGCAGAGCGCTGAGCAACTCCTTGGTGGCGGGTGTACCTCCAATGGAGACGGTTCCGCACTCAAGGATTGCGCTGTAGAACTTATCCATCCGGCCCGACTGGCGAGCCTTCGTGATCTGCTCCTCATGCATACCGTTCAGTTCCTGAACCTCAGCCTCATACTGAACGTCTTCGAGATCCAGACCGAGGACCAGACCTCCTGGCAGTCGTGTGAACGGGTCTGCCGGAAGAGTTGCCACAGGCTTTGGACCGGCCGCTGAATCGCTCTTGATGATAGCCGCGATGTCAGCATTGGCAGCACTGGGGTTAGCCAGTGGATCGATGAATTCTTTGTTAGCCACGGATTATTCTCCTGATTAGATTTCGAGTGGGTTCTACGAAGTGAAGATGGCCTCGGTAAGGCCAATCGAGGTGGCCAACTTGTAGTCGAATCCCTCGTGAGCAAGTGTCATCTGTTGGACCATGATCGCGTTAGCACCCGCATCGAGATCCGAGAACGCGATGGCGGTTGGCCACGCGTTATAGACCTTGAATGCTGCCTTCACTGGAACAGGGCCCTTGGTGACGGGGTGGTCGAGAACCTTGATCAGCAGGTTGGCGCGGAAGTCCATACCAGCAGTGTTGATACCGGTGCCCTGTTGGACGGTGAACAACTGACGCATCCAGTCGAGCATCCTTGCATCGCCCACAATAACTCCCTTTGATAGGGTGATAGGGGCGAAGTCGGACTGCCCGGGCATCTTCTGCGTGGTGGTGTTCATTCCACCCTCACGATACGGGATAACTTCCGTAGTGATGTTCAGGCCTGATACGGACATGAACCCCATCTTCACCCCACCCAAGGCTAGGTTCGGGTGGTTGATGTCGACGTTGAACTTGAAGTTACGGAGTGGGTCAGTAGCGATGTGACCGATGCTGCTCGTAGTTGCCATGATTAAGGTGCTCCTAAACCTTAGACAGCCTGTGAGCCGGAGAGGCTCTGGCCGATGTTGATGATGATGAATTCGGCGGGAGACGAGAGAGCCAAGCCGATATCGATGTTTACTTCTCCGGCGTCAGCGGACGACGGGGGGTTGTTCTCGGCATCACACTTGATGTAGAACGCCTCCGCAGGAGATGAGCCCTTAAGCACGCCGACCTGCCACTGGGTCTGCAGGAACTGCGAGATGATCTGGGTCAAGAAGCCCCAGAGATCCGAGTTGTTATCCTCGAAGAGGGCCGGACGAGAGAGTTCGGTCAACGCGTACTTCAGGTAAATGAGGGTCCTGCGAACCGAGATATACCGGTCCGGCTTACCCGTCTTGGTCGTCCGAGCGCCCCAGATGCACAGGCCTGCGCCCGGAGTCGTGCGAATCACGTTCACGCCTACAGGGTTCAGAGTGTCCAGGTCGACCGAGGAGTAGCGGAACTTAGGAGCCAGCGCACCATTTAGTGTGGTGGATGTACCTGCCGGGGCCTTCTGGACGCCCTTGACCGCATCCGAGTGGGCCATCTGGCCAAGAACGAAGCCACCCGGGGGGAGCGTCCGAGAGGCTCCCGGAACGGTGTTGCTGGGGTCATCAGCGATGATCCATGGTGCGTAGATCGCGTTGACCGAAGAAGGGACGAGCCCACCCGTGGTCAGCGCCACCTGAGCAGCGGCGTTGGTAGCCGCACTATCGGTGTTTGAACCTTGCACGCCATCGACAACGATAAACACGTTGCCCACCAATTCCGCCCAAGCGACGATCGGGTTGATGACCACCGAGTCATTGACCCCAGGAAGGTTGACATCCAGGGGCGTCGATACGGACTCCAAGCGCTGAGCCGCTGCGGAAAGGTCTGCGGATCCCGTACCCTCGGAGCCAGTAAGCAGAGGCTGCGCGACGACAACTGCGGGCGCATTGTCCGAGGTGTACACAGCGGGGCCCATGTACTCCAGCGTGACAAGAGCGGAGCCGGATACCGGGGAGTTGACCACATTGACGGCGCTACGCCAGTCAGCAGGGTCCAGAGACAGATCTTCGAACCGCTCGACCGTGTTGTTCAGCGTAATGACCAGATCGAAGCGGCCAGCCGAGGCCTCGATATCAACGAGAATGTTGTTTCCCCACACGCCAGGGGCCACAGCGGTAACCTTCAGAACGTCGGCCGGGAGAGCCTGTGTGTCCTGGAAGGTCTCGGTCGCAGCCACAGCGGAGGCGGTGATTACCGCGCGCACAATGAGGCATCCAGAGCCACCATTGTTGAAGTACTCGAATACGGAATATGGGAGCAAATCGCTACCATCACCGAATCCGCCGAACTTGGAGACGTACTGGGACCATGAGGACACGAAGGTTGGCCCAAGCGGACCACCCTGCTTGTTGGTTCCGACGAATGCCGCAGTAGAACTACCGGAAATGTCAACGCTAGGGGCGAGAGGGGTGAGCGTCTCACTGATGTAGACGCCGGGGCGCTTGGCCATGGGTTACTCCTTGATTAGGTATGTGATTCCTTGGGCTGCAGATAAAGGCTGCGAAGGATGCGACTAATTGACTACGAGGGGTAGTTCGAGGTAGAGGTACTGGTTGATGTTGAGATTGATCTCGGTAGCCGCTACGTACGCAACAATGGTCGAGGGAAGTTCAGTAGCGACTCGGACGACATAGTGAGTCCTGTAGACCCGCTTTCCATCAACGTCTTTTGCAGACTCGAATTCCGGGCCTCCCTCAAGGAAGAGGCTGCGAACCGTTCCGTCTTCCGGAATTTCCAGATAGCCGAAGCGCGCGGGAAGCAGTTCCTGTTGAGCCAACTGCCCAACGAGTTCGATATTGTGCTGCTCCTTGCGGGAGTAGACAGTGATCTCGTAGTTGATGTTGAAAGGGATCGGGAAGTCGACGTTGTACGGGGAGGTGTCGTAGTTCTCCACCAGGGCATTCCATGCACCTACTGACTCGGGCGTGTACTGCAGGCGGGTTTTGCCACGGTGCTCTCGTTCGTCGTCCTTGAGGATGTTCTGGCGCGCGATGATGATCATCGGGAACGTCGCGGTTGCGAACTCGGCCTCAGGCATGCGGTAGCGGCACAAGACGGGACGGGCTCCGGCCCCAGCGTTGGTGTCGGACACCTTTAGACCGGTCAACTTGGTCTTAAGAGCAGCATCCTCATTCAGGATCCAGGGCATCAGCGTTTACCTTTACGAGCGAGGTGGCGCAGTGCGGCGGAGATTACTGCTGGTGCAGCAGTGATGGCGAGGTACTTAGCCTGCTGGGCCTGGAAGCCCTTTACGAACTCTTGTAGAGAGGCAACGCTGGCAGCAGATTCCGCTGCAATGTCACGCCGTTTTGCGGGCATGGTTCACCTCACTGATCGAGACCGTATGGGCAGATATACTTTCGCTGGGGTAGTTCGCCTTCTTATTGTCTCGGCAATGAGGAGCAAGACGTTAGTCGGAGTACTTTGCGAACTGCGCGTCATTGACGAGTTCATCACCACGCACCTGTGTAGCCTCAATGGAGACGATGAGGTCTCTCCTCTGAATCTGCCCGAGGACGTTGATTTTCATGACACGGAAGACTTTGTTGTCGTAGACAATCCGGTCCCGAAGGTAGTCAGCGGTAGCCAAATCGGGTTGAGGGAACCCAGCCCTCTCAAACCCCTTGAACGACAGCGTGACGTGCAGGTCGTCGTTGTAGTAGAAGCCGGTGTCATTGTCCTCGTTACCGGCCTCCTCGTGGATAACCTGCAGACAAGGAAGATCAATCGGGCCGTTGTAGACTCGACCACCAGCGGTACCCTCATCGTAGATGTCATGCATCGTCGAAGACTCACGCAGGAACCGGAAGTACTCGATGTGGTCCCCATAGCCCTCCGTGTACCCGCGAAATCCCTCTTCGATCTCATTGACCTCAAGATCTGGAGAAAATCTTCCACGCTTCCAGTCGAGCCTGGACATGGTTAGTAGAACCCGGCCCAAGCAGGACTAGGGATACCACTCTCATCAGCATTACGTTCGTCGATCGAGGGAAGCAGACGCTGTGGAAGCGTGTAGTCGTCGAACTCACGCTCCTTGTATACCGGAACCAACCGGCCTGTGGTACGAGAAACTCGGCGAAGGGTGGACATCTCAATGCGGTGGATACCCACATTCAGGGCCGCACAGAGGGTGTCGTATTTGTCGGTGAGGACGTCGATCTGGTTACGCATCTGCAGATACCGCTGGCTCCGCGCGATGTGGGTGCCGTCGGCGGTCGTGATGTCGATGTCGGTGCTCGCGTCAGTAGTCAATGCCCATAGGCACTCAATTTCCACGAGGAGGACAAGCAACTGCTCCTCGACGGGCGGAAGATCTACCATCGTCAGAGGGATGTCAACGTAGGAGATGAACCCCTCAACCGTTCGCATGCGCTTAGATACTGTCCGGCCACTGGCATGCTGCAGGAACGCGTCGTTAGTGTAGTCGGTTAGTTCCTCGTCCGCGAACATCCCAGCAGTATTCCCGTTTATGAGCAGGGTGGTACCTACCGGAAGTGGGTTGTAGACACCGAACAGAAACAGACGGCCGTCAACCAAGTCGATGGTGAAGTCGGTTGTCTCCACCAAGTGTGTCAGCCCCACGCTATCCACTGCGTCGACCGTAGCGGTGGTTATCTGGGTTTCAGTGAGGTCGTAGTCTCCAGCCTCTCCTGTGCCCGTAAAGGAATCACGAAAGGGTTGCCCGAGATCCCCGAGTTCTCGTCGAACCCGGGCTACGAGTGTCGTGACATCAGCCATTTTCTTTACCAGCCCAGCGCCAACGACGCAGCCGGGAACTGGACACTCTCACCAACACCAGCCTGCAGCACCGTATCCAGCATCCACACGTAGCGAACCTTCCCGGTCGTGCCTGTAGCAGCCTCCACGAGGGCAGCGTAGGCAGCACCAGAGGCCATCCCAGCCGTAAAGGGCCCGTAGGTGAACAGGGCACTGTTCGTGGTGCCGCGAGGGCTCAGGGTTGGGACCACATGGGATACCAGTTGACGGGCATATCCGGCGTCTGTGATCTCGACTAGGGAGGCCATCACCGCGTCGTCGCCGGGATCTTCGCTAAGCAGCAAGAGGTACGTGCTGCCTGTGTACGTGTTGCCTGAGACCTTAGTGATGGACACCGAGGAACCGGCCGACGTTGTGACGATCGGTGTTCCGCCAAGAGTGGCAGCCAGGGTCAGGGTGGTGGTCGTGGGAACGGACGCCACGTAGTAGGTGGTGGCTGACACCAGGGGAGCACCCGTGGTCATTGTTCCTAGCACCACGGCCTCATTCACGGACAGGCCGTGGGCTGCTGAAACAGTCAAAACGCCTGTGGTGATGGCTACGGTTACCGTTCCGAGGCTGGCGGGGGTCCACACGTACGGAGAGCGGCCGGTGATGAAGTCCAGAACCGTGCCAGCGAAAGTATCAGGCAGTCCAGGCATTTACTTACCAACCTTCTTGAACAGCCGAAGGAAGTGCTCCATCGGAAGATGCGCCGAGCGCTGATTGACCGAGTCTTCCGGCACCCAGGAGAACAGGACGCCCTCGCTACCACCGACGCCAGGAACCGGCTTCGTATGAATGAGATCGATGGAAACCTTGGTACCCGCAGGCACGGTGCCAATACCGGTTCCATGCCCCTCAGGTGCGGTCAGTGTGAACGTGTCACCTGACTTGGGCTTGGTCTTCGTGGTAGCCACAGAAGTCCCTTTCTTAGCCGGAAGTCGATCAGTGCCAGATGTATCCGAGTTTGTCAAGGCGGTCGTAGATGTGCTTCTTGGCACGGTAGGTGCGGCCCTCTTCGAAGTCATATAGGTTGCCAACGCCAACGGTCATGTTCTCAATCTTGGTGTTGACCCTGAACTCACGAACAGGCTCCTCCACCTCAACGTCCTGAACCTCTTCGACGACCGGAACCTCAACCCTTCTCGGCTCGGTGAGGTCAATGATGCCGTTCTCTTTCTCCTCAGCCGCAGCGGCGCTGGCAAGAGAGATCTCTCCCTCGCGCAGACGAAGGGCCTCAGCGTTGTCGTCGGCCATCTGGGCCTTGCGACGGCCAGTCATATCGGCAGGGGACTTGCGGGAAACGGATGTAGCAGACATATGGTTCTCCTGAATAGGGCACGAGTGTTTTTGGTCTTACTAGAACAGCGTAATGAAGAAGGCCCCCAGACTGTGAGTCCGGAAGGCCTTCTTCATAAGTCTAAGGATTCGCCCTGTTTGAGCGGGCCTTAGTTGGTCTCGATGGTCAGGGTGGCCTGATCGGTGATCATGCCGAGGCCCCAGATCGCGTACCACGCCAGCGCGTGCTCGCGGCCGAAGTCGAGGATTCCACCGTCACGCAGTTCGACAGGCAGGGAGATCGCGTGACCGAAAGCATTGTCACCGATGATGCTGGCCTGATAGACGGTGCTACCACCGGTATTCAGAACCTGCTTGACCTGGGTGGTCTCGATGAACACGACGTCGTTCAGACGGCCGATCTCTCCCAGCATGAAGTTACCTGGAGCGGCGTACTTGGTGACCTCGATGAACTCAGGGTCGTCACGGAGTTTGCGGCTCTGGTGCGGGTGGATGAAGCAGACGTAGGTCTCACCGAGGCGAGGAACGTTCTTGGTCGCCAGGGTCTCAACGGCGTCCTTGGTGACCGCAGCGGTGAAGTCGAAGCCACCGGTCAGGGTGTCAAGGCTGGTCGCGGCAGTGCCATGGTCATACGGTGACAGACTGGTTCGAGCGATGGCGGCGGAGAACTTGTCATAGCCGTAGATGACTGAGGTCGCCTGGAGCAGGGTGTCGCGAGCGGAACCATCAAGGTACAGGGCCATGTTGCGGCCGAGCAGACGAGAGGAGGAGGCCATGACGTCATCGAAGGAAGCATTCAACAGCAACTCGGAGACGGCCACGGCGTAACCGTGCTCGGCAACGGTGATGGAGAACTGCGACGCGGACAGCGCGTTGGTCGTCATGCGCACGCCTTCAACGAGTTGGCTTGCGGCCCCCAGGTTGTTGTAGCGCATGAAGTTGATGGTCAGCCCGGGCTGAACCCCAAGTTCCGTTTTCTTAACGGCAAACTGCTCATACCGCAAGATTGGCATTGACTGGAACAGGATCTCTTTCGACCAGATGACTTGAATGGCCTGACCCAGTTGACTGTTGGCACCTGCATACGCCGTGGGCGAAGCCGACAGCGCCGTGGAACCGGTAATGGCAGATGCCATGATGTCTCCTATTTACGTTATGGTGTCCGGCTTTTGTCAGCCGAACATTCCGCGATCCTGCCCTGACTTCACTGCCGCGCCGAGCAGAGCCTGACGATTAGCGGTGTACTCTTCAATGCTCATGTTCTGGATATCAGCAGCGGTGTACGTCTTGTGCGACTGGTCACCATCCATTGGACCAACTGGTGCATACCCCGTAGGGGAAACACCTCGCGGAGCAACTTGAGGCGCAGTAGCAGCGGCAATACTTGCGAGAAGACTCTCAGTCGTTGCCTTTACTCTCACAAGGCTAGCGTCGATTTCCTGTGTATTGTTACCGGTGACATACCCCACAAGTTCCGGAGCAATTTCATTGGCCGCAACGGCCTCAGAAACCTTCACCTGTGCGTAGTCACGCAGTTCAGTAAAGGAACGCTCCTTAGCGAAAGTCGCGCGCTCAAGTGAGTTCTGATCCGCCATATCAGACAACTTCTTCTCGAACTCAGCGCGCACATCGGCGACCAGAGTTTTCGAGTCCTGCTCTTCCCAGCGCTTAGCGGCTGCCTCTTCGGCATCCTTCGTAGCCTTCGCAGCAGCATCCGTAACAGCGGTGTCCTTATCCTTCAGGAGATCCGCCAACTTCTGTCCCTGCTCAGCAAACTTCTCTTCCCAAGACTCAAGGGTTTTGTAGACCTTGTCCTTCTCCTGCGTACGAGCCTTCTCGATGTCATCGGCTGTGAACCGAGCAGCGGTCTGCTCTACAGGGGCAGGTGGGGTGATGGGGAGGGTGATACCCGCAGGGGGGATGGGGATAACCGGTGCGGAGGTAGTAGCAGTAGTCATGTCTCGACTCCTTGGTCGGAAGTTTCTACGAGTAATCCACGATGAGAACGATGAAGGTATTCAACAGATTTATGCTTTCACAGAACAGATCAGAGTTTGTAATGCTCAACTGTCACTCACCGGGATGCGGGAGCCCAACTTGGTTCCATAGGCCTGTGTCACCAAGTCCGCCATAGCCTGCGCCTGATTCGCCTCGGTCATCTCGGCAATCTCTGGAGGAATGGCCAGTGGTGCTTCAGTGGGCGTTGGGACGGGGTTACCGTCCGCGTCCTTCTCCTGTGGACCCTTCTTATCTACGGGCCCACCCTCAGATCGGTCGATACCCGTCATGGCCATGATGGCTGCGGTGATCTGCGAGTGAAGAAGGTCAAGAGCGCCCTGGTCGCGTGCATCCCTCACGAGTTCTTCGAAGATCTCTTGCATCTTCTCGTCTGGGAATGCCTCACTCAGTTCCTTGAGCGCGCCGCGCTTGGACTCCAGGCCCAGCGCCATCTTCGCCTGGATCTCGTTCAACTTGATCAGCGCATCAATAGGCAGTGGGCTGGACCATTCGATACTGTTCTGGTACACCATCGGGTCTGCGGGGTTAATGACGGGATCTTGGCCAGCCTGAAGAATGCCCTCGGTGTTTGGGTCATACGTCAGGGTATTCGGCTCGAACAGGAACAGCGTCTTCAGAGCGAGTTCGTTGATTTTCTTAAGAAGCCGCGTGTAGGTCAACTTCTTCATGTTGTGGCGCTGCATCGCTGGCATATACATGATGGAGAGTGCGACACCTGAGGTATTACTGATGGGCTGCATCTGGCCAAGAGCCGACTCTGGAACACCGGTCAGTTCGTGCATGCTTCTCTTGATGGTCTCAAGGAACTGAAGTGGACCTGCGAGTTCTACACCGTTGGTCAGGTTGAAAACGTCGGCGTCCTTGGGAAGACCGCCCCAGACCTTCCGCGCGCCCTTCTCAAGGTTGCTCGATTTCGCACCCTTGATGATCGTGATCGGAGCAGCGTGATAGTTGATGATCTCGCTGATGTCCGTGGCCTTCTCGTTGTACTCACGGTTCAACGAGATGATGTCACTGATGTCAGCAAGGCCCCAGGGGGAACTGGACACGAGGATATTCGGCTGATGCACGATCGGGATCATCCCAAGAGGATTGGGTCGCTGGTCAATCAACTCGTCGTTGACATACTCTTCGATCGTGTCGTCAGTAAGTATCTCGACGTAGGTGTAGACCTGACGAGTGCCCTCGGCCGACGTGCTCCAGAAGCGGTACTTCAACTTGAAGCGGATCATCCGGTCGCGGTCGTGGGGGTGAAACTCCGGGAAGCAGAATGCTGCATTCAATGGGAGAATGCGAACTCGCCCGGGGTGGGCAGCGCCTGTGCTGTCAACAAACTCCGGGTCATAAGCGACCTTGGCGAAAACATCTCCGGAGACGCCGCCCTGGTTGCCCATCTCCCAGAGCAGTGGTGCCTTGTCGTTGTCCACTTCCCAGATTCGCTTCAGCAGGGAGGGGATGGTGTGCTGGTACTGCTTGACAGAGGTGAACTCAACGCCACGCGAGAAAGTGAAGTTGGTTATCCAGTCGCTAAGGGCTTTGACGTAGTTGAACGTGATCTGCTGGTCACCCGAGGGGTTCCTGGTCGCCCAGTGATGTCCCAAATACCATGCCCAGTTTTGCGCGTATCTGTTCAGGCGAGGGCCATGTACTTCAAACTCCTCATCGGCCAACTCGACGAGGCCGAGGGGGCTGATTGAGACGGTTAGGTCGCTTCCTGACGCCCGCATCGAGGGCGAAGCAAAGTTCATAGACATGGTTCAGCAGCACCCCCTAACCGTGGTGCGGGGGCACACGAGAGGAGCATGCCACCGAATGTCTTCAAGGGACTATTCCGTTGCTCTCAGTCAGTGACGACGGCCGGAGCAATTCGCTCGTAGCGGCCACCGGAGCGATCGACCTGCTCGTAGTGCTGCTCGGCGTTCTGCGTGAAAGCACCATGAGCAAACTCGCCGAGGAAAGTCGGAGCCTCCACCCAAGAAGCAGAACCGACGTGAGCGCGCTCAGCCATGGTCTCTTCCGGGAATTTCTCGTAGACGTTCGCGTTGTGGTTCGGACGGCCGGGAGCGGGGACATAGCCCTGCAGGACACCCTTGGTGAACTCATTGGGGATGTCGGTATCGGTTCCGATACCTTCCTCGAAGCGCAGAGGGCCTCGATTGCCGGGAATGGACGGGGCAATCTTCTCCTCGTAGGTCGCCGAGATTCGCTCAGGGAACTGTGGCGCGGGTGCGAGATTGTCAGTCATGGGGGTTCCTTCTTTCCGGAAAGATTGATCAACACAAGCGTAGGGTCGAGGACACTGTCCTTGTTAGCGGTTAGGTAATGGGTACCAACGAGGTGAAGGGGACATCGACAGCGGAGGTTGCCACCAGCGTGTGGAATGTACGCACAACCTGCCCGTAGATGATTACGGTCACCTTGTAGTTCCATCCGGCAGGGCTAAGGGTTGTATTGTCCGTGGCCGGAACCTTCCCAGCGACAAGTCCGTCGATTACCCGCATCAGCCATTTAGGCTCATGGCTGACCCCCCCGCTGGGAACATGGGTTAGGTCAGTGCTCGCCTCAAACATCAGAAAACCGTTCTGGTGCTTTCCATCAATGGCCCCGAACTGAGCGACGATATTGACCATCGAGACATCATCCGGAACGGTTGCTGGAGGAAGGTCACTGGTTAGCGGGATCCCATTAGTACAGGTCCATCCCGGGGTGCCCCATGCGTCTGCCATCAGTCGAACCTCCTAGATCCATACTCAGGATATTGGTTCTTAGGGGGAGGTTGTCATTCATCGTAGAAGTGGTTGTTGGTTACCTCGATCTCGGGCATCTGGTAGTCCGTCGTAATTGCGACTGCCAATGCAAGGCTGTCCGGGTAGTCGTCGTGCGCGTCGGCCTCATTCGGGGCCTCCGCCAGCACGTATGGTCCCTCGAACTTCTTGATTAGGTCTTCCATCTGAAGGCGGAATCTCCGGTATGTCTTGAGTCGACGCGTCTTGGCGTGGGCGGGCCATCCGATCTTCCCGCGCTGCACCAACTCGGACAGGTGCTTCCAGCGCTTGGACTGGTCCGGCCTCTGGGATCCAAGGAGTTCTATCGGGATGTGCGGAAGCAGCACCTTGAGGCGTCCGCCGACGACATCCCCAACCCCACCTGCGTCGACTCCAATGGCGAAGATGCTGTAGTTGGCCAGGAACTCGACAATGCGAAAGTACTGCTCCTCCCACTCCATGCCGGTCAGATCAAGCCAGTTGAGAATGCGGTGCTCGTAGTACC